AATGGTATCTTGACAGACTAATCAGTACCTTGTAGTATAAGTACTGAAGACTGTCATCTTCTATCTCCTCCACCTGCCTAGTCAGTAGATTTCCCCTTAGGTCTCTGGCTAGGTAGGTTTTTTATTTACCCATCGACTCGTTGTACTTTTCAGCCCCGCCTAAGAACAAGTTATATACTGGCATCCCAATAACAGGAAGCGGTTTAACAAGTCTAGCTACGGTGTCTTCATCAACTTCTAGTTTACCTACATCACCCAAGCCTCTACCCACTGCATCAATTAGAGGAGCTGCGGGAGCTAACTGATTTGTGGCGAATCCTAAAAAGTCTCCTTGGCTAAGGTATCTTTCTGCTGTGTATTTATTGAAACCGTAAATCCCAAGCAAAGACCACATAGCTCTATCTGGTATCTGGTCAACATCAACCTCACGACCTAACGCCATGTCTTTTATCATACCTGTACCAGCATTACCTACTGCTAAGTAACCAAGAAGCGTAGCTCCTTTCTTAACTGCTTCTGCTTTACCAGCTAAAGTATCAGCCTTCTTAAACTCCTGAACAACCTCCCTCCTTACAACATCATACTGCTTTATCATAAAGGACTTAAGCATATAGAAGATACGTCCGTTAGGTACATTCAAGTAAGCCTGTGGCATTTCACTGAGAGCTACTGGTTGCATATCAGCAAGCTCGTTAAAGGCATAGAACTTTACATTATCTGACATACGACCAGTCTGTAAGTCATCTACAAAGTTATCAAACTCATCACCAAAAGCCTTTCCGTATTTAGTTCTTAGCTTTTCTATACCTTTAGCAGATTTAGCAAACCCTCTGGCTTGTCTGATAGAAGCGTTGATAATGGTGTTCTTACCTAGTCGGTCTAGACGATTGAACTGAGACAACTCAAGCATCTTGTTTAATATCCTAGCTCCCTTATTAGGAGAGACAAGCTCTTCAGTTGCCTGAGTTATTCCTAGCTGAATAACATCTAGCTCTTTAGTGCTAAACAGAGCAGCTAAAGTATTCTTCAGTCCTTTCAATGCACCAGAAGCTGCTAAATCTCCTAGCTGCACTAGAGCAGATGCAGGATTACCAATGGTAGTAGCATAGCCAGAATCTCTTAATCCTTGTATGATAGCGTGAGGTGTCTGTGCGCCTCCTACAAATCGAGCATTAAGCATATCTCGCAAGTCAAGAGCTTGTGCTTCGTTTATCCTGCCCGAAGTTAAAGCATCATCTACCAGAGTTCCTATAGACTTCTCAGTGTCGATAACACCATCTGCTGTTTTCTGTAGAGACCGCCCAAAGAACTCTCTCTTTTCTATGTCATTGACTGCTTTGTTGATGTAGCTAAACAAGGCTTCTTCTGGGGAATAATAAAACTGTTCTTGGTCTTCGCTTATCTTAGTGATAGTTCTTTTCTTAGCGTTAGCTATGCCAGGTTCTTTAACTTCAAAGGGGATATATCTAACAACAGGCTTCTCTTTACTCTTGTTAAACACAGCACGTTTGCCACGCATAACTTGGTCAATAACTGCTGACCTCTCTGTTGAAGTAAGGTCAACTATAGACTTTCCTTTAGAAGCTGCGACTGCTGCAAGAGAAGAGTCGATAACCCCTGCTCTTTGTTTTCCCAGTGAACCTTTCAAACCTTCTAGGTCTTTTACTACACGAGGAAAATAGTTCTCTATCTCATCAAAGGTATAGCCTACGCCTTTGAGTTCTTCTGCCAAACCGCCTTTACCGTTAGCACCGCTAAGAACTTTTCTAACCCTATTATATTCAGTGATAAGGTTAGGGGCTTCTGTAGATACTAGGCGATTAAACTCTTCTCTTTCTCCATTAGCTAACGCTACTGCTGCTTTCTGCTTAGTCCCTGCTGAAAGGTTTTTCATACCTTTAAAGAAACCTTCTGTATCTTTTAACAGGCTTTGTGTTTTCATCTGGACTTTATTCTCATACTTTCTGAGCTTCCAGAAGGCTCCTTCGTCAATGTTCTTGATACGTGTGGATAGTACACCAAACAGCTTCTCTACTGCTCCGTTTTGCTGACGAGCAGCTACACCACCGTTTTCTATTATGTCATCTACTTGTGCTTCTGCTGAGAGCTTACTACCTGGCAGAGCCACACGAGGCTTACGTCCTGCTATCTCAGCAGCTTTCTTTAAATCATCATCGCTAACCTGTGTAGTTTTTACTACAAAGTCTCTAAGCTCTTTGCCTTTTAGTCCTTGTTCTAAGCCATCATCTATAGCTGTCTGTGTCTTATCTATTATATTGTTAGCACCACGAACAACAGCGTCTTCTCTCATGTTCCTAAAGACAGAAGAGGCTTTAGAAATAGTACCACCTAGCACACCACCAATAGCTCCAGTAGTAGCTACTTTCTCAAGGTCTACCTCTCCTCCTTTTGCCAACTCTTCAAGAAGCACATTACCAGCACCCAGTCCTGCTCCTATAGCTGCTCCTGCTTGCACAGTCTTACCTACAGGCGCAAGCGTAGTAGGAGTAAACAGCATCTTACCAATGCCTCCTGCTGTCCTCGCTCCTGTCTGCTCCGTTTCTAACACTTGAGAGTAGCCATAGTCTTCTATCAAAGACCTAGCACGAGCATCCATTATCATCTGCTTGCGAGTTTCTACGTCAGCTTCTGAGAAGCCTTCTCCATAAATGTCTTCCGATGTGCCTAGTAGTTTACCTTCGTAAAACAAACGAGCTTCAAAGCCAGTCTTAGCAGCTATCCAGTCGGACAGATTAGTAATGTCGTTTCCTGATTCATCAAAGCCGAGCATAGCCTGACGCATGGTGTTGAGTTCTTCTGTGCGAACTAACTTACCGTCAACTATTTTATCGCCAGCTTTTGCATCAAGCTCTTGTAAGTTACCATGACGCCCTATCATTTCATCAGTAAGGGTTGTGCCTTGTGGGTTACTTAAAGAACCATCAGAAAAAACTCTAACAAGTTTCCCATCTACTACTTTATCTCCAGGCAAAGCACCTAACTCTTGAAGATTAGGATGCCTCTTCAAGATGTCTAAAGTAAGATTTATACTGCTTTCTTGCTGTTCGGTCTGCTCTTTATCTGCCATGCTATTCTCTTTTAGTTCCTGTAAGGGAAGCCTCTACCGCCTCGTCCCCTTGCCGGAGGAGTAAACATGGAGGTAGTTACAGTAGGCGTTCTTGGCCCTCTATTCATAGCAGCAGCCGTTCCTCTTTTAGGTTTAGGAGAAGAAGCAGAGGACTGAGTAGAAGACTCAGGAGTAGGTGATTCTACTGCTTCGCTGACAGCACTAAGACTTTCCTCAAGAGCAGGGTCAATACTTTCTGGTATTGCTTCTTGCCCTATTCCGTATTCTCTAAGAACAAGAGCCAACCCTGCCTCCATATTTACAGTTTTATCGGCTTCCATTTCTTTTTGAACTTTGTTCTTTATTACGTCAATATCCACTCCTTCAGGAAGGTCTATTGCGCCTCTATCAAGCATTCCTGTACTAAGCTGCTTGTCTATGTACTTATTTACCTCTTCTCTTTCTTGTCTGTCTAGTGTAGTTCCTTGTGGAGTAGGAGTAGTTTTCTGCAAGTCAGCTTTAAACTGCAAGAACTCACCATAGCCCTTGTCAGGATTATCTTCTGCCCACTTTACAAATTGAGGCCAGTCAGCAGGGTCTCCTTTCTGTTTCCACAGACGAGCTTCATTCAGAGTTAAAGCACCAGAACCAATAGCCTGTGCAAGCTCTACATCTTCTGGGAACTCTTTAACAAAAGCGTCCTGAGCTGCTGTGCGTTGTTCTTCGCTCTGGCTAATCTCTCTTAAAAGAGCTGCTTGATTTATAGCAAGAGTAGCAGCTTGCCTAGCTTCTGCTCTCTGCTGACGCTCTTCAGTAGTGTCTGCTCTTTCGTCTGCTTTAGCTGCTAAGTCAATAATCTGTTGTTCTCTCTTTCTTCTTAGATTATCGTCTTTTTCCTGCTGCTCAACAGTTCCAGCCTCAGTAGCTAACATCATAGCCTGACGAGAAAGTCCTAAGTTTTTGGCTAAAGCTGCTGCTTGTTTTAATCCTTCTGAAGTAGACAAAGGAATGTTAGCTAACTGGTCAGCTAGCTTCTCTGTAGCAGGTCTAGTGTCCAGCCCAAACATTCCACCAATGCTAGTCCTTAACTGCTCTGCCTGAGTTCTAGCAGGAGGAGGGGCCATTAAGTCAGCAAGAAGATTACCAGTAGGGCTAGTACTTTGCTGTTGCTGTGAAGAAGTAGCTCTCCCTGAAGTTAATAGAGGAGCTAGTGCTGCTACTAGATTAGCCATTGTTATATACCTGCCTGTAAAATTTTACTGTAGTCAACTCTAAAGAAGCCATCAATACCTTTAGCTACTGCCTCTGGTATAGTCTTGATTACCTCTTGTGCTAGTACACCAAAGGTAGGCTGCTCTTTAGCTAACTCTTTACCCTTTTCTGTCCAGTCCCAAGTGTAAAGACCAATCTCATCAGTAACTTGGCCTACCTTCTTAATGTTAGTTTTTAGTCTAATGTCAGAAAGGTTCTGTAAAAAACCTAAGCCCTGTGTAAATAAACTAGGATTTGCTGAGTCTCCTCCAAAGAGAGCGTCCCTCAGTACATTTAAATACTCACGCTCAGTAGCAGCTGCTGCTGATTCTCCTGCTGTAAGAGCTTCTAAGCCTCCTATACCAAGCTCACCTCTAGTAAGCATACCCTGGAGACCAGCTCTAGTGCCTAGCTCAGAGAACGGTGTAGCAGCACTCAATAGACTCAGAGCCTGTTGCTGAGGTAAGAAGGCAGCTTGTACTCCACCAAGTCCTAGCTCAGCCTGTAGAGCCTGTTGCTGTCTGCCTTGTCCAAGTGCTTCAGCAATAAGCCCTGCTCGTTGCTGCTGCTCTGTTAAAGCCTGTTGCCTAGCTGTCAGTGCGTCAGCAGCTTGCTGTTCTTGGATTGCTTTTGCCATAGCCAACTGCTCAGGAGTACCACCGTACTGTGCTGTGCGGATGCCTTCTCGTCCCTGCTGGAATAGACGATTCTCTAAGGCTAGTCTCTGACGTTCCTGCTCAGGCGCACGAAGAGCCTGTAACTGGCTAAAAACATCCTGCTGAGCTGTGCCGATGTCAGGGCCGAGGAGCATACCTTGAAGACGCTCTTGTTCTTCTTGTAGTTTACCTGAGCCTAAAACTCCCATAAGCTGTCCAGTGCCTCTACGGGCTATCTCTCTAGCAGCTTCTTCTTGGGACTCAGGCATAGTTACAGTAAGACCACCTTCTTGTCCTACTGTTATTCCTGGGCCAAGTCCTGTAGATACAGTGAATGGCTTAAACGTGCCAGCAGATTCAGCAGCTAAAGTCTTGCCTAGCTGCTCTGCTCTATTGTAAGCAGTCTGTCCTGCTTCTCTTTGCGATTTAACAAAGTCCTCTGCAAGAGCAGCAGTTGTGCCTATATCAGCAGCCCCGCCTAAAATGTCTAACCAACTCATCTATATTACCTCGTTATATTAATCTGCCCAGCAGAGCAAGAATGTCTATCTTCTGAATGGAGAACGGAGCGTCATTCACAGTAGCTTCGATACCTACAGTAACCACAGTGCCGTTACCTGTTCCGTTAAAACCGTTAGTGTTAATAATAATACTAGCTGAATACTCTGCATCTGCTGTGTTGTACTCTGACAACCCATATTCTGCAATCTTCTTGTCAGCAAAAGTAAAAGTCTCTTTGGTATAGGATGAGCTATAATCATAACCCCAGTTAAGTACAGCCTGAGTGTTCTGCCCACCAATGATAGTAAGAGTAAACTTCTTAAGAAACTTTAGATTCGCAGCATTACCAAAGTCTAGCGGATTACTAAAGTAGCTCAGTGTGTACTGAGAGCCATCATCGTTATAGCCTTCGTACTTAGTGATACCTGTGCTGTGTCCAAAGTATAACGTACCATCTTCTAGCCTATGGAAACACAGAGGGTCTATCTGGCTCCATGTGGTAGCCCTATAACTTCCATCCTCTAGTGGACTCCTTATGTCAAAGCAGTACACAATGTTCTGTGATGGGAAGTTGACTAGATAAAAAGCATTCTCTTGGCTGTAGACAGAGTTAATGTTGCCTGTCTCAGCAGCCAATGTTGTTGTTAAGTCGTTCCTGACATTCCTACTAATATCCCTGAGAGGTGCTGACTTTTCCTGTATCGTTCTAGCCAAAGACCTAACGCCTGTAGAGCTAAGGAACACAAGGTCAGTACCTACGTTCTGTACTGTATCTCTAGCAACACAGCCTATGTTACCTACGGTGTCAGCTAGAGACATTGTAGAAGGGTCTGTTGCACCCTCATAGATAAGGATAGAGTTCTTCCCGAATATCACTAGGAGGCCATTATGGGCTGCCAGAGCCGTTATCTCGTCATACCCGTTAGGCCAGTGCTTGGTAACGTCTAACGAGCCGTGAGAGCCACCAGAGAAGCCTGAGCCGTTCAGCAGGTCAGACCAGTAGATAGTGGATTTATCAGTCTCAAAGTCAGCTATCCATATTCTACCATAAGCAGCAAGTATCTCGTTACCCTCTGGAGGTGTGCCTGTAGCGTGTGCATGGCTAGACATTGGCTCTACCACACCAGCATGGTCTGAGTACATTAAAGGCTCATAGCCACGCTGCACCATGTAAGTATGGTCATTAAAGTTGACTGCTTTCCAGTTGTTAGCTGTTATGCTGTAAGCAGCAGGAGTAGCATCTACTAATGTTGTACTACCTGTAAATATCTTATTGTTACCAGCAGACAGAATAACCTCATTACCATCCGAGTCTCTGTACTGATGTATCATCTCTAAGCCAACACTAGAACCAAGCACAGAAGCACCGTTGGTAGTTACCTCTGTATAGCCCTGCCTAGCACCAACACGACCATACTGGTCAATCACACAGTTATCTGCAATAGACGCAAAGGACGGATTAAGTCCTATGGGCGAGTCCTGTGTGTTAATACCAAAGAAGCCGGGAGCTGCAATGGTAATGTTCTGTAACTGTTGTGCCATTAAACGGCTCTCCACTCAGTCTCGTGTGGGAAGTGTCCAGCATCTAAAGCTATAGCATCAGACAGGCTGGTATTAGCTATGGCAAAGTATTCCTGTGTAGAAGTACCACCAGTCTCACCACGCTCACGTACAGCCATAGCAGTCGCTAAGTGTATGATAGGGCTAGGAGGCAGTACGCAGTCTGTGGCATCCTCTGACAGCTTGTCTTCCTTTACAGTCAGGTCAAAGCGCAGAGAGTAGACACCGTTAGGCGTAGGGTACACATTGATTGTTCTGTCATCGTTGCTGTCCACACCAGAGAAGGTAAAGTACAGAGGTGCGCCAGTGGCTGTGCCTGAGATGTGTAGTCTTTCGTTGAACTTACCTAGTGAATCCATCTTCAGTCTGACGTTAGAGGTATCGTTGATAGCATCTAACAGCTTATCTTTGATGCCTGAGCCAGTCAGTGAGTAGCTGTTGTCATCTGCCACGGTAGACACTGTGATGGTAGTCCTCAGAGCAGACCAGTCCCAAGAGTCTTCTATAAAGTCTTTAGCATCATTCACAAACTCTCCAATCATAGCAGAGTAGGTGTTCTGCGTTACAGTAGTTACCTCTGCCTCACGCAGTCTCTTCAGGACGTTGTTTACTAAGTTTAAATATGTCATCTTACACCTTGTATCTCTGTGATATGCCACTCAACAGATACTGTGGAGCAGCCATAGGACTTGCCTGTGTTAGTCTACCTATTAATGGTATGTTAGCGTCTATCTTAAAGAGGTCAGGAGCTAGTACCTCTGAGGTTGTTCTGTTAGGACTAGGAGCAGCAAAAGCAAACATCCCGCCTACTCCTCCTGTTTCTGTTGTAGGCTGCTGAGGTAAGCCTGTAACTGTTGTTTCTGTAGGAGCGTTTAAGTCACCGCCATCTCCAGTTTCTTCTTCCTTTATAGGAACACACTTTTGTAATGCTTCATCATAGACATAACCAGTAGCACAAGTCTTTCCGTTGTCTTTAGTGTCATCATCACCGCCTCCGTTATCTCCTTCTTCCTCACCTCCTCCGTCACCCATTAGTACACATGACCCATAAGAAGGGGAAGAAGGGTCTTCATCTCTTACATAGCCAGCAGCAGCATTACACACAGCAACACAAGAGCCATTCCATCTTTCATAACCTGGCTGACACTCACCATCACCATCGTCTATTTTCCTGCTATCATCATCAATAACTTCTGTTTCTGATGTGTCATCTCCTAATTGACCATCATCTTCTCCTTGTTCTTCTCCCTGCCCAGGCTTTTCAAAAGGCGGTTCAGTTGAAGGAGGAGCATCACGTTGAGCTACATAGTCTCTAGGATAATAACCTGTAGCAGACTTAAATAGCTCAGCAGAAATACCCCAGTTCTGCATGACTCTAAGAATGTCATCAATAGTAGCATCAGGGCTTTCATCTAAGATGCTTTGAATTTGTACTTGCTTTTCTTCTATCGGTGACTCTTGAAATAACTCTTTAGGAGTCTTTGGTATATCAGAGTCAGTAGTATCTTTAAAGATGTCTAGTTCTTCTTCAGTAGTAGTTATGGGGACAGCCTGATTAGCTGCTTGGTTAGCATCTTCCCAAGAAGCACCGCCCTCAAGAGCAACATCCCTTATCATCTTCCTTATGTTGTTTAAGTAATTTAACTCTTCTTGCAACTGCTCCCTAGCCCTGTTCATAGAACTAAGACCAGCATTTGTTGAAAAAATATCAAAGACACCACCAGAGGTACTGTCATTTAAGTCAGTACGCTGTGGTGACGTTCCAGTCCCTAGTAACAAATCATCAGTATTAAAATACTCAGGCACTATGACTTCCTCTCTACCTGCTTAACTTTCTCTACAGTGCGCATAGCACCTAAGCCAAGCATACCTAACAAGACAGGCAACAGAGTCTCCATGTCAATCAGTGGGATAACCACATCGTACTCTAGTAGCTCTAGCACCATGTTAGTAAACGGGATAGTAATAAAGTTACCTGCCATGCCTAAGACACAGACCCAACCTACTGCTGGCCTCCACCCTGACACAAACAGAGAGGGATGTTCAGCCTCTGCCTTGTTTATCTCTAGCTGTGCTTTGACTACCTCATGGGCGTGTTTCTCTGCCATAGTAGCTATGTCGTGAGCCAAAGCAGCCTTCTTGTCTTTGTCTTCTATGAACTTGTCTAGTATCCCAGCAATAGGGCCAGCTAGACTACCAATAAGATTTAGCATTACTTACCACCCCAGTTCATCCAAACACCAGTAGCTAAAGCAGCCAACAGTGCAGTAGTTAGCATCCTAGCTATGGTCTGACCCACAGTCTTCTTAGTGTCACGCCAAGTCTCCAGTAAAGACCTTAGTTCTTTGACATCATCATAGGCTTCTTCGTCAGACAGCCCAATGTTTCTCAGTGCCTGTTTAGCACCTTCTCTGGCTGCTCTGTCAATTAAGTCTTCTATCTCTTGTTCGGTCATCTATACACTCGCTACTGCTGAAACGGCTGCTGCTAATGTGCCTATTACTACCACTGCTGCAACAACTACTATCGTTATGTCTATCAAGTCTTTCTTACGCTGTGCTGCTGCTCTTATCTGTTCTAGCCTACGTTGCTTTATCTTTCTGCGTTCCCGCAACATATCCCTGTAAAAGTCACCTTCTCCTGTGTAGATTAGAAACTCTCTCAGTTCCTTCTCCATCTGTGCTGCTTTGTGTTTAGCCATCGTTATCTGCATAGCTTCGGCTTCTACGCTTTCAGCACCAAACACTTTAGTTACATAAGGCTTGGATTCGTGTTCTATCTTTGCTTGGGCTATCTGGTCATTTGCATCCCAGAACTTCGCCAAGCTATCCCCCATTTCTTTTAGTTCTTTTCCCCTCTGTATCCCCGTCTTTAGTGCAGTGAAAGCAGAGTTAGCCAAGCTAATAGCTGCTGCCACTTCTATCATATTTATTCTTCCTCAGTTACCCACGGCATACCTGTAGCGGTAGCAGGAGTCATAACAGAATCTAGCTTTGACTGTAGACTAGCAGTAACACCGTCCACATCAATAGCAGACTCTACCCATCCGATAACGTCTGCTTCAGTCAGGCTGTCAAAAGCCACAAAGCCATCAGCAGATGCGTCAGGCGTAAAGCTGGCGTGTACCATGTCGCTGACTGTTATGTCACCACTGGTCATTGAGACTACTGCTCGGACACGAACAACACCTCCATCATCAGTATTCCGTACCATCTTATCTATCGTGTATGAAAGTGCCATGTTAGCTTCCTATAGTAATCCAGCCAGTTGTGTTGTCTGCTTGATAAGCATACTCGTCCCAGTAAGCGTCACCTTCTGGTTTAGGTAGAGGTGCTTCCCAGACAAAATCTGTAGAGTTGTAAGTCCATGATGCAAACGGTATAGAAGGCTGTAGGTCTGCGTTACCGCCACCACTCGGCCTCTGGTCTGGGCCTTCAGGCAGTGCATTGTTAGGGAAGCCAGACTGTGCAGGTACATCACGCAATGCAGTGCGGTAGTTCTGATAGATAGTCTTATCTGCATCGCTCAGTGGTGAGTCAGGCAGGATAGCCCAGTCAGTCTCTGTCAGTCTCTGGTTACGCTGTGCGCGTACCTGTGCCTTCTTGTTAGCCAAGTCATTAG